AAAAACACAAATTACTTCAGGTGTCGCTTTACGTACAGAGTTCGAATTATTAAATGCTAGATTAGCAGAGAAGGCAGATTATTTACAAAACGCAGAGGAACAAATCTGGTCTTTATTCGCTAAATGGCAAAATAAAGTTTTCGATGGTGATATTATTTATCCCGAAACTTTCGATCTGCGTGACTATGCTAGCGATCTAGAATACCTACAAAGAGCAAAAGCAAGTGGTGTTAAATCATCTACCTTTATGAAAGAAGTAGATAAGCAAATAGCTAGAGCTGTTATTGATGATGACGAGCAGATTAATACTATTGACAATGAAATAGATAGTGAGCCTACACCAATCGGTCAGTTTGCTACACCAACAATAGAGGGTGAAGAAGTTGCCGAAGTTTGATGATCAAAATATAGATTTACCTTTTGGCGTTCCTGTTCAAAAAGGAATAGTAGATAATTTTAGTGGCATACAAAAGTTTGGTTACAACTCTAGTGTAGGTAGTAATTTTGAGACTATCTGGGACGGTAGTAATCTATATAGCTATCCGTCTAGTGCAGGTACTGCAACTGCTACATCTACAAGTACAGATGACAATAACGGAACAGTAGAAATCCAAGGGCTAGATAGTAATTATGATTTAGCAACAGAAACTATAACTATTGGTGGAAGTGCAAGTACAACTTCTTTTATTAGAGTATTTAGAGCAAGATTAATAGATGCGAATACAGGTACAAGTAATGTCGGTGATATAACAATTACAGTATCTTCCGTATCTGTTGCTAAGATTATTGCTACCTATGGTCAAACTTTAATGTGTGTTTATACAGTACCTAGAAACTATAAAGCCTATTTATTAAATATTGATCTGGGCAGTTCTAAAGATTTAGAAAATGAAATTATATTTAGAACTAAAGAAATCGATAATGGTAATGCTTGGAATACTAAAGCATTTTTAACCACTAGAGGTGGCTTAGTTAAAAAAGATTATCTAATACCCGTTGTTATCTCTGCTAAAACAGATATCGAAATTATTGGTAAAGCATCTGCCACTTCTGCTATAAGCGCAGGATTTGAATTGTTATTAGAGGATATAACACTAAGTGGCTAAAAGAGTTCCAAAAGATAAGAAAAGTAAAATACCTAAAAAGTATCTATCTGGTCTTAAAGGAAAAAAAAGATCACAAAGAGCAAACTTAATTACAACAATCGCAGAATTATATAAAGCAGGTAAACGTATCCCCATGCGATTATTAAAGAAAAGATCGAAGATATAATGGCAGTAAAACGTAAACCAATATCAACATCTGTATTATCAACATTAAAAGCTAAAGCAAAAAAATCTAAGTTATTTACTTTAGCAGATTTAAAAGCCTCTTTTCGTAGAGGACAAGGCGCCTTTTTATCTAGTGGCTCTAGACCTAGAATACCTATGCAAGCATGGGCAATGGCTAGAGTTAATAAACTAATTAGTAGAGGTAGATCATCAACATTCGATAAAGATATCGTAAAGCGTGCAGCCAAAAGGAAAAGTCGTAGGAGTAAATGAGTTCTGTTCTTGGAACCACCAAGAGAGAATAGAAAAATCTGTTTGTTATTGTGGTGCCTATGGAAGTATAGGTTTTAATTATCGATTTGGTATGTTAGAAATACTTTGCTATGAACACTATAAGGAAAGGATAGAACAATGCCGTATGGAAAAGGAACGTATGGAAGCAAAAGAGGAAGGCCCCCAAAGAAAACTACTATGAAGAAAAAGAAGAAAAAAAAATAATGGCTAAATATCAAGGCAGATCAGTAAAATTAAATAAGCCTTTTCGTACACCGGGCGAACGTAAAAAGTTTGCCGTGTACGTTAAGGATAGGTCATCTGGTAATGTTAAAAAGGTTAGATTTGGTGACCCAAATATGAAAATCAAAAAGACTATACCTGCAAGACAAAAAAGTTTCTTAGCTAGACACGGAGCTATCTTAAAGAAAGTAACAGGACAGAAATCACTAACCCCTGTATATTGGGCTATTAAATCTTGGCGAAAAGGATTTAAGGTTTAATGTATGGCAAAGATCGACACTTTAAATAAGTTAATCGATACCCACGAAGAAAGAATTATTGGTGTTTTAAAGACACTAGAAGATAGATTAAGGTCAGATTTGACCTCTAGTACTAAAGGTGGCAGTACCTTTAATACCCAATTCGCTATTGCTTATAGACCTAGTATAAAATCTCTAATACAAGGTACTTATCTAAAAGAAGCCGATGCAATTATTAACGAATATGATGCGATTGTTAAAGAATACCAAAAGATAGTTAAGAAATTACCCATAAATAATAAATTTAAAATACTACAAAAAGCAGATTTACAAGTTGTTACACAGTTAAAGTTTCAAGCATTTAGTGGTTTTCAAGATATAGCTAATACATTTCTAGATACGATTTCTAACGAAGTTTACCAATCAGCGCTAATAGGTCGATCTTTTAATGATATGGTTAAGAATATATCGGGCCATATTAACGGCTTATATCAACGAAGTAATGAAAATGCGATTAATCGATTAGTCGATTTTATAGAGAAAAATAGATATACAAGTAATGCGAGTATCTTAAAAAGAGTAGATAATGCAAAGACTATTCTAGCAAGTAAGTATGCTAGCGATATTCTAGGCAATAATATGCGTAAGTATTCTAGCCAAATAGCCCATGATAGCATAATGCAATTTGATGGGCAATTTACGAAATATAAAGCAGAACAAACAGGAATTAAGCAATTTAAATATTCTGGTACGAGAATAGATACAACTAGAGATTTCTGCGCAAGACAAATAGGTAGAGTATTCACAGAGGAAGAAGCTAGAGATTTATGGGCTAATTCAAGGTGGAAAGGTAAATCGGGTACTGACCCATTTATCGATAGAGGTGGCTATCGATGTCGCCATAGCTTCATTATCTATAATCCCGAGTGGGAAACTATACTTGACGAAGAATAAAATTTTACATACATCTTAAAATAATACTAACTTTAAAGGAGTATCAATTATGGCTGACGAGCAACAAACGGAAAATGTAGAAGCTACCACTACTGAAAATGTAGCAACAGAAGTTCAACAAGAACAACCTAAAAAAGAATTTATCAAAAATGATAAAGGGCACCAAATAGATATTGATAAAGTTGTTGGTGAAAGACTAAAGCGCCAAGAACGATTAATAGCAGAAGAACTTGGTGTGGAATCTTTAGAACAAGCTAGGGCGGTTATCGAAGAACGTAAAAAACTAGAAGAAGAAAAACAACTAGAAAGAGGTAAGTTTGACGAAGTAATAAAAAAACGTACCGAAGAATTTAACGAGAAGATAAACAAGCTAGAAAGCGAACTAAAGAACGAAAGAATTGACAAACAGTTAATATCTGCCGCTTCGAAAAATAACGCAATTAATCCTGATCAGATTAGAGAGTTAATGAAGAACGAAGTAAGATTAAGCCCAGAAGGTAAAGTGGAAGTGCTTGATAAAAATGGAACTCCACGATATAACCAGAACGGTGAGCCTTTGACTGTTGAAGAAGCAGTTCAAGAGTTTTTGACGCAGAACTCACACTTCCAAAGCGCAACTCCTAGTGGGAGTGGAAGTGTCAGCAATGTGGGAAAGTCAAATACGAATAAGACTTTAAATATTTCGGACTTAGACATGAGTAAGCCAGAAGATCGCAAACTCTATAACGAATATAGAAGGCAACGGGATTCTGTTACTCGTATTAATATAAACAAATAACTAATAAAGGAGTTATAAAATGGCTAACGAAACAACATCAAGTACAGTCAGTGAACTGTACACAGAGATCGTTGCTGAGGCTGAGTTCGTAATTCAAGAGAAATCTATAATGAAGAACTTAGTAAAGAACTATGCGATTGCCGGTGGTGGTAAATCAGTAGAGGTTCCGATCTACTCAGCAGTAAGTGCTGCAGCAGTTGCAGAAGCAACTGATCTTTCAAACAGCGCTATTAATCCTTCATCTGTCACCATTACAGCATCAGAGGTTGGTGTAATGACAACATTAACTGATCTTGCAAGAGCATCTGCATCTAGAAACGTTGCAGCCGATATTGGAAGATTATTTGGTGAAGGTATCGCAAAGAAAATGGACCAAGACTTAATCGCACTATTTGACGGTTTCTCAACAACATTGGGTGACGGTACAGGTGCTATTACTGCCGCTTCTATTTTCAATGCCGCTTCAACATTAAGATCAGCAGGTTTACCTGTTGAAGAGTGTTACGCAGTATTACACCCAAAAATCGCTTATGACTTAAAAGCTAACTTAACTAATACATTTGCTAACTCAAACGCAAACGATCTAGTTAATGAAGCATTAAGAAGTGGTTATGTAGGCTCAATTGCAGGTATCCAAGTATTTGAAACTTCAAATATGTCTAACACAGGTACTGCAGGTGATTATAAAGGTGCTGTATTCCACAAAGACGCATTAGCACTAGCTATGATGCAAGATATCAAAATCGAAACTCAAAGAGATGCTTCTCTAAGAGCAGATGAGATCGTTGCAACTGCTGTGTACGGCGTTGGTGAACTACACGATAGTTACGGTGTTGAATTACACTTTGACTCATCTATCCAATAGTAAATAATACGGTGGGGGTATATCCCCCACCTTTATTAGAGAGGATACAATGAAAGTTAAATTACAAAAGGGTAACAAGATTATCGAAAGAAATTTAGATGATTACGAAAAGAATGTAGATATGTTTACAATAAGAGGTTATTCTCTTGTTGAAGATAAACCAAAAGAAGAAAAACCTAAAAAGACTAGAAAGAAAAAAGATTAATGGCAACAACAACATTCTCAGTAACAGTAGCAGATATTAAAAAATACGTACCTGATATTGAAGATTATGGCTTACTAGATAGCGCAAACGATTTTGATGAGCCATTACAACATGCTGAAAATGATGTTCTAAGACATATTCGTGAGGAATGGTGGGAAAGATATAGACACACTGTTCGCTATAAAGATATTACAAAGATTACTACAATAGAGATGAATAATGCTCTACTTACACCTAGCCAATGGACTAGAAGTGTAGTTTATAAAGCACTAGCTGAATATATTTACCCAATTCTAACTAAATGGAAAGACCCTCAAGGTGGCGAAGGTGCTGACGCATTCCAAGTACAAATGGCACATTATAGAACTAAATACTCAGAGGAATTTCAAGCAGTTCTTCGTGACGGCGTAGAGTATGACGAAAACAATGATGATGTAGTACAAACTTCCGAGAAAGAGCCAATACACCATTTAAGATTAATACGTTAATGCTTGACGTAAAAGATAATAGCCGTTTCTTTAAACAGGCTTTAAAAATCAAATCTAGCAAAATTAAATCAGCAATACAAAAA